ATCGTGTCTATGGTCAATTCATCACCAGCGGCAAAGCTGTAGTCAAATCCAATGAATTTCTGTGTTGTAAGATTATAAAGCTTTAATCCGGTTACATTGTCGCTGATTGTCACAGTCATAATAACACCTGCTTCAATATCCCCTGTATTATCAATTACTGCAAGCGGATAATCAATGTATTCAGAAAATGGTATTGCATTATTGTAGGCAATACTAAAAGGAAATTCAAACAGCTTCAGCGTGTTAGCCAGTTCTGTATATATCGTGTTCAGATCTTCCCAGAACGGGCGCGGACAGATAATGCTAATTTGCATCTGCTCGCGCTGGACAAACAGATCACCTTCAAGCGTTTCGACGTAACCCGTTATAAAAACGCTTCGGTGCTCGTTCTGAAAATAGATTTTACACGGCTTTTTAAGATTAAATATTCTATATAGCCGCTGTCTGTTCGTTTCGATATCACCGTTTAGGATGATCGTTATAACTAAGTTACGCTGATCTACGCGGGAGCTGTTGTGAAATGTACCGTCCAGTCCGCCGCCGGTGCTGGTATTAACCGCGGTCGGTGGGTATGTCAAACCGTCTATGCCAACTACTGCATAATTGCGTGTGTCGTGCGTCAGCTCGAAAATTTCACCGTTAGCGTTTTCAATTTTCAGTGTAAACAAAGATTAAACCCCCTTTGCGGCGTTAATTAAGTTCCTTGTCTGCCGATATATGTCATAACGGGATAATGCTTTGGGACTGTTGTTGGTCTGATTAAAATTATAATTCGTGACCGTCTGCCCGCCTGTGTTGACCGTAGCAACTGATTTTTTCATATCCTCGGCAAGTATGCCGGCTATTTTCTTCAAGCCTTCAGTGTTGCGTTCAATAGGGATTACAGCTTCAGCGCCGTTACCCTCTAACAAACCAACCTGTCCGCGTTTAAGTATACCGCCCTGTTCAAGCTGTGGTATTTCTGGGACGTCAAATCGTGATATAACATTTTCAAACGGCTTGTTTCCTAAAATATCAATGTTTCTAAGTTTGTCAAGCGTGTTATTGATCGCGTTAAAAGGAATTGAAATAACTTTGTTAATGCCGCGGATAATTGCGTTTACGACGTTTTTAAATGCGGCTGTAATGCCTTCCTTTATGCCGTCAAATACTGCTCCGCCGGTGCTGAAGACGTCTTTAACCGCCTGCCATGCCTTTGAAAACTTATCTTTGAACCAGTCAGTAACGTGACCAAATACAGACGTGATCCCGTCCCAGGCGGCAGACGCGCCGCTCTTGACGTTTTCCCACATCGTAGAAAAATAATCTTTTACGGGTGCAATTATGGTTGAATTAAACCAGCCGGCAACTGCAGACCATACCGACTTTACGCCGTTCCAAGCAGTTTCCGCGGCTGATTTCACGCCCGTCCACATGTCACTGAATACAGATTTAACCGGCTGAATTACGGTATTATTAAACCAGGTGGATACTACAGACCAGATAGCTTTAATACCGTTCCACGTTATTTCCGCAGCTTGTTTTATACCGTTCCAGTAGTCTTTAAATTTCTTTGTAAGCGGATCTATTACGTTATTTGAAAACCAGCCGGCAACCGCAGACCATACCGCTTTAATCGCTTTCCAGCAACCTTCCGCCACTTGTGCGATAACTTCAAACGCTGTTTTATAGAATTTTATAACCGGCTCAAAAAATTTCATTATTGGCTTAAAAACTGTATTATTAAACCAGTTCGCCGCGCCGGAGAATGTACTTGTTACTGTTTTCCATGCCTTTGAAGCGGTATTAATAATCCAATCTCTGACCGCGGTAAATACCGCTTTTACGGCTTTTCCGATGTTCTCAAAGAATGATTTGGCCGCGTTCCAGGTCTTTGTTACTTTGGTGTATGCATCAGTAAATACTTTGCTTATTGTCTTCCATACCTTTTCCGCAGTCTTTTTGATCGTTTCCCAAAGGCCAATCCAAAAGTTTCTGAATTTTTCTGACTTATTCCAAAGTACAATAAAAGCTGTAACCAAGCCGGCAATTGCAGCGGCAACTAAACCAATTGGATTAGCCGCCATTGCCGCATTTAAAAGCCATGTTTTCGCGGCGGCAACCACTTCCGCGGCTGACATACCCGCCAAAGCTGTAGTTACTGCAGTAATCACACTGGCTATTTTCCAGCTAGCGAATGCTACAGCTATAGCAATAACGCCCGCTTCAACTTCCGGTAAATGTTCTGTAAGCCAGTCAATGCCGCTTTCTATTTTCGGCGCGTACTCCTGAATAATATCAATTATTTTCTGAATAGCGCTTTGTATTTGCGGCTCATACTTCGTTATGAAGTTATTAGCCATTTCAGCCGCGGTTGCTCTTACGTTCTGAATAGCCAGCGCCGCGCGGTCAGATGCATTCTGTGTTGCATCAAAAGTGCTTTCTACAGTACCGTTTGATTCTGCAATTGTCGCTAACAGTTCATCATATGCAAAACGTCCGCTTCTGATCGCTTCAACAAGTTCCGCACCTGCTTTACTGCCGAATGTTTCAAAAGCCGCTTCTGTTGCCGCTATATCGGTCGGAGCTGTTTTGATCGTATCAATTGCTTTGTGAAATTCTGCGTTTGCGTCTTTTCCTTCTTTACCCCAGTTTTTAACCGCGGTTTTCAGACCTGCAAGCGCAGTTTCACCATTGACGCCGGCAAGCTCAAACTGCGATAACAGCGCAATAGTTTCCTCCGTATTAAAGCCAAGCTGACGCATTGACGCGCCGTTTTTAGTAAGTGATTCTGAAAGGGTACTTACACTGATTCCTGAAGCCTGACCAGCAACCGCCAGCTGATCAAGTAATTCCTGATAGTTTTCAAGCGGAATACCGGCGTTCTGCATAGCACGGTTGACGGATCTAACCGCAGCCGTTGCATCCATGCCTGTTATATCGGCGAATTTCAGAAACGCCGCTGTTGTATCTTCAAGCTCTTGTCCGGTATAACCGAATCGTGTATTGACTTCACCCAGCGCGCCGCCGATCGTGTCAAAGTCGCCTACTACTTTTCTGGCTACGTTGGCATAGCTCTTTGTCAGCTCCTGCGCCGCTTCGCCGGTTGCTCCGGTTGCTTTAATAACGTTATCGCGCCCGCTGTCAAATTCTAAGTAACTTTCTTTTACTGCATCGGCAAGTTCGCCAAGCTTAGCAATTGCTGTTTCTATGACCTTACTGCAAAGATTACCAAGCGCGACGCTAAAAGAATTAAGGCCGCCGCTAACAGTGTCAGTTAATGCGCTGTCCGTCTTATCTACTGATCCGGTAAGATCATCTGTTGCACCTGCTGCAGTATCAGAACCGCTCACAAGATCGTTCAAAGATGATTCATACCCGCTTAATGAATGCTCCGCAATTTTAAGCGCCGTGTCCTGGTTTAATATTTTAAGTTCAAGGTCTTCCGCCGCGCTTGCATTTCTTGCCTGCGCCGCTTCAGCTTCAGCAAGCTGTTTGGCGTATTCTTTGGCCTCCGCGCTTGATTCACCATAAACTTTAACAGATTCTGCATATTTTGCATTAAGATCATCAATTACTTTCTGTCCGCTCTCCTGAGCTGCATTCAGTCTTGCAAGTTCCTGTTTTAAAAGATCAAGCTTTTTCTGTTCCTGTTCAACAATGCTGGACTGCTGTTTTATCTTAGCGCTCAGACCGTCGGCAGATTTTGCCCAGTCGTCCATTCCGGCAGTAGCATTTTTAAATTCTGCGTTAGCAAGTTTTATCTGTTTGTTAGCATCACTTATGCCCTGCTTCAGATCAGATATATCAACCTTGAATTTGGTTGTTACATTCTCAGCCATTACTTCACCGCCTTCTGTAGCCTTTTATTTTCTTAATACCAACTATCATCCCGTGCGGGACGTCTTAAAACGCCGTTTTTACGCGTCACTTTTCCCGCTTCTGTGGTCTGTTTTCCTTCGCGCACATTCTTACCGTGAAGCCGCTTAAAAATCAGCATGACTTCATGAAATTTTTCGCGCCGCACCTTAAACGGATCTAATGCTGGAAAACTTCCGCATAAATTTGTATTAAGATCAAATAATATTTCATATAACGTTTCGGGAGGCGCGCTCCCGTCAGTTAGTTTTTTTCCATACCATCAGTTGCGTTTACAATTTCGCCGGTTGCGTAATCAAAAACGCCTTTGAAAACGTCAATTATATCTGACGTTTTTGTTTTTCTCAGTTCTTCGTCCGTTATGCCGTAAAAAAGATCCTTCAAGAACGGCTTTAACTGTTTCATGCACTTGATAACCATAAAACCGATTTCTTTTTTACTGCCGGACTTTATATCATCAGTGTTAAGTGCATCAAGAATATCTTCAATTATGCCGAATTCACAGTCCAGTGTTTCAGCCGTATATGTTTTAATTATTGTTCTGCCTTCATAAACATTAAGCTTTAAGTTCATAATATATAATCTCCTTCTAAAAAATCACCGCGGAACATCTGCAAAATACAGATGTTCTCACGGATCTATTGTTTTTTTAAGCTGATACTACGGTTACGGTGCAAGCCGCTGAATAACTGCCTGCTGTTGCTGTTACAACTGATGTACCGACTGATACCGCAGTTACTACGCCGTTTGAATCGACTGTAGCAACAAGCGGATTTGAACTACGCCAGGAAACATGCTGTCCTGAAGGGGATGTTGTCGCAACAAGTGTATCTGTATTGCCTTCTGTTACCTGTATTGCATTGCTTGAAAGTGCAAGTGCTGTTACTGTGCTAATAGCAAGGTTGCCGATTGTGTCCGGAGTCTGAACGGTGCTGAAAAATGTTGTAAGATCACACTTACCATCACGTTCATCAATAACTACGGACTTTGCGCGACCTTCTACACCTGTGCCGCCCGCATTATCGAATTTTGATAATGTCTGAAGGCCGGTGTAAGTAAGCTGCTGGTTATTGGTATCGGTACCGTTGTTTTCTGTAGATGATGTTTCATCCGGAATGCTGAATGCACCTTTAAGGCGCCAAACATAGCGGTATGTACCATCAGTTAATTTCAGTCTGTAACCAATAGCAAAATACTTTTCGACACTTTCGCCGTCGATAAACGCGCCGGTTACGTCGTCGATGTGCTTACCTGTAATATACGCAAGCATTGGCAGGCTTAACGCCGGTACTGTAAGAGTAACTTCGTCTGATCCTTCAGAACGAATAACAAGCGCGCCCACGTTGTCATAGTAATGTGTTTCACTACTTGATTCAACTGTTTTGCTGATCTCTGCGACTGGTGCAAGCACCTGAACCGCTCCGGTTGTATAGTCTTCCGTAAGTGAATCTTTTGTAACCTCTGCAATTACAAGATTATCAACACCGCGGAATTCTACCACTTTATCATTTACTGTTGTAATATCTGGCATGATTAACCCTCCTTGTAATTTTCAAATTTATAAGCTGTGAAAAAAGCGCCTGTATGCGTTGGTACGTCTACGCTGATATCATTTGCTTTTCCTTCGAGAATCCAGCCGTTTGATTTAAGTAACTGCCGTGCCGCTTGTGGCTGCTGTTCAACTAACGCGGGATCTATTGAATAGAAATATATCCAAAACCCCCATACTGCGCGGCCTGCGTCGTTGTTGTAGTAAGCACTTTCAGGCGTTTCAAAGTTCCAGAAAGTGTAAAAACTCGCGGGATATTCTTCGGCGCTGTTTAAGCTGCCCTGCAGAAATGCCGGATAACCCAGTGATTCAAGCAGTGTTATCAATTCCGCTTTCATAGTTTCGTCACCCTCTCGATTACTTGATTAAAAGCTTTTTCCTGAATTGCTTTGATTTCTCGCTTTACCGCCGCACCATAGACGGCATTGTAAAGATTTCGATCCGGTGTTATATGCGGCTGTCCGTGTACGGTCGTGCCGTACATCAAAAATATACTAGGTAAACCGCCGTCGTTGAAGTCAAAACCAACGTTAATTTCAGCTATTGACCCCTTCCACTTTACCGGAGTATTAGTTATAATTGCTTCTTCAGTTCTGCCGGTTCGTTCATGCTCTTTCATAGCGTCTTTGACTCTTGATGCTACCAAAGCGTTTGAAGCTTTCAAAGCGCTGTTGACAGCTTGCTGTGTTGCATCGCCGCCGAGTGCGTCAAGCTTCTTTTTCAGCACGTCAAAGCCCGGAAAATCTAATTTCA